CATGAACAAACTTAACTCTCTTGAGAATAAGATTGAAAAATATAGAGAAAAAACTCCACAAGAAAAGTTAGAGTTAAGAACATATGACTCTTATCCATTCAGTCAAAAACTTTCACAATTTTTTGATGATAAGTCAGAAGAAATGGAAAAGACAGGAAAAAATGATTATGTTTTAACTGCAGACGAAGTTACTGATATTAATGTAAACGACATTAAAAATTCCTTCCAACCTGGTGGTGGATTAGATAATGAAGTTTACAAAACATCATTCAGATAAAACTGAACGAAACGTTTGAAAGGTACCTTCGGGTACCTTTTTTGTTTGACTTATTCAAACTTTTAGTTATCTTTGTCTATATAATTTATCATTTTAATTCTTAAAAAAAACTATGAGTTCATTAGACGCCGTATTGGCACAGTACGAAAAAAATCAGCAAGGGGGCGGGGCCCAATCAAAAATGTCGCAAGACGAAAGAATGAAAAAGTATTTCGCTTTAATCTTAGGAGATAAAGAGAAATCAGGACAGAGAAGAGTTAGAATTCTCCCTACACCAGATGGTTCATCACCATTCAAAGAAGCGTGGTACCACGAAATTCAAGTGGGTGGACAGTGGCAGAAATTCTACGATCCAGGAAAAAATGACAACGAACGTTCACCTTTGAATGAGGTTTACGAGGAATTGATGTCAACAGGTAAAGAGTCTGACAAATTATTGGCGGCTCAGTATCGTTCACGAAAATTCTATATTGTGAAAGTAATTGATAGAGACCACGAGGAAGATGGTCCAAAGTTTTGGAGATTCAAACACAACTTCAAGAATGATGGAATCCTTGACAAAATTATTCCTATTTGGAGAAACAAAGGAGATATTACTGACCCTGAAAAAGGACGTGACTTAGTCATTGAACTTGCTAAAGCAAAAACTCCTAAGGGTAAAGAATATACAACAGTGTCAACTATTATGTATGACGATCCTGCTCCTGTACATGAAGACAAACAACAAGCAAAGGCTTGGATTGAAGATGAATTGACATGGATGGACGTTTACTCCAAAAAACCTGTTGATTATCTTGAAGCAATCGCAAGAGGAGAAACTCCTAAGTGGGACTCTGAAAAAGGTGGTTACGTTTATGGTGACAGTTCAGTTGAAACTGAATCATTCGGTGGAGGTTCCAAAAAGTCCTCATACGTAGATCCGCAGATGGACGACGAACCATCATCAGATTTACCATTCTAATTAAACAACTTAACTCGGATACTATTTTAGTGTCCGAGTTTTACTCACATTCCTTATGGCTATTAAAAAAAACGACTTCGAAAGTTTGAAGAAAAAATTCTCAACTTCGGCAAAATATAAACCTCAAAGATTTTTTGATTTAGGTCCTGACTTTTTGGACGCCGTAGGACTTCCTGGTCCAGCCATTGGACATCTTAATATGTTCTTGGGCCATTCTGATACAGGTAAGACTACTGCGTTGGTAAAGACTGCGGTTGATGCTCAAAAGAAAGGTATTCTTCCTGTGTTTATTATTACAGAACAAAAGTGGAGTTTTGAGCACGCCAAGTTGATGGGTTTTCAATGTGAGGAAATTGTTGATGAGGAAACAGGAGAATTGGATTGGGATGGATTCTATATCTTCAATAACAACTTTGATTACATCGAACAGATAACCGACTACATCAATAGTTTGTTAGATGCTCAAGAGAAAGGTGAATTGGATTATAGTTTATTGTTCCTTTGGGATTCTGTTGGTTCCGTTCCATGTAAGATGACCTTTGAGGGTAAAGGTGGTAAACAACACAACGCTTCTACTTTAGCGGACAAAATTGGTATGGGTATTAATCAACGTATTTCAGGTTCGCGTAAAGCGGATTCAAAATATGAAAACACTTTGGTTATTGTTAATCAGCCTTGGGTTGAACTTCCTGATAATCCTTTTGGTCAACCAAAAATTAAGGCAAAAGGTGGTGAGGCAATTTGGTTAAACTCATCTTTGGTATTTTTATTTGGTAACCAAAAAGGAGCGGGAACTAACAAGATTACTGCAACAAAAGACAAGAGAAGTGTTAAGTTTGCAACAAGAACTAAAGTGTCTGTATTGAAAAACCACATCAATGGATTGGGATACGAAGATGGGAAAATTATCGTAACGCCACATGGATTTTTAGCGGGTAAAGAAGCTTCAGAAGAAAAGACATCCATTGAAGCTTACAAAAAAGAATACGCCGATTATTGGAAAGATATTATCGGTTCTGATGGTGACTTTACCTTGAAAGAAGAAAAAGAAGACTAGTTTATTGTTTCACATTAAAATCACGAGTTGTGATTAAAACATTATTAGTGGACGGAGATAATCTGTTCAAAATAGGATTTCATGGAGTAAAAGAGTTGTACAATGGTGGAGACCACTTAGGTGGAATCTACCATTTTATAAACATCTTAAGAAAGTTTTTGGAAGAACACAATCATGATAAGGTTGTGGTCTTTTGGGATGGAAACTCCAACTCATCTATACGGAAATCCATTTATCCTCAATATAAAGCAAATCGTCGGCAAGATATGAACGAGTATAAGTACGAGTCATATCTTCAACAAAAATCGAGAGTTAAACAATATCTTGAAGAAATCTTTGTGCGTCAGGTTGAAATGATAAACAATGAAGCAGATGACCTAATTGCTTACTATACCAAGATTTCTGTTGATGAGGAAATTATTATATTTTCCGCAGACAAAGACTTAACCCAACTTATATCAGAACGAGTTACAATCTATTCTCCGACCTCTAAACAATATTATAGGTATGGAGATATGATTACTATTAACAAGGTCAACATACCCCATCAAAATGTCTTATTAACCAAAATTTTGACGGGGGACAAGTCTGACAATATAGATGGTATTGAAATGTTGGGTGAAAAAACTTTAGTCAAATTATTCCCTCAGATTTTGGAAAAATTATGTACTATCGAGGAAATATTAGATAACGCACGAAATATAGAGCAAAAGAAAAAACCAAAGGCTTTAGAAAACATTTTGATTGGTAAAACTAAAAGTGGTACATTTGGAGAACAGTTCTTCGAAACAAACAAAAAAATCGTGGATCTACACAATCCTTTAATCACTGAAGATGGGAAAGAACTTGTGGAACAGATACATACAGACACAATAGACCCCACCGACCGTGGATACAAAAACTTGATGAGAATGATGATGGAGGACGGACTCTTCAAGTACCTACCCAAGAATGATGAGGCTTGGGTAAATTTCCTCCGACCATTTATGAAACTTACACGAAAAGAAAAACGAAACACAAACAAAAATTAAAAAACTTTATGAAAGAGCAAGACAGCACTAAAATGGAATTTCTTCTAACCCTTAACGACAACATTGTTGTTCAAAGGTATTTCAATGTTAGAGGTTACAATCCAAAGGCAAAAAACTCAATTGAATTCTATGACCTCATTAATGAGATTAAAGATGACCTACAGTATCATTTGAAAATGAAGACTGTTATTTACATGACGGATAATAGTGAATCTATTATGCATGACCCATCAGTTATGGATACCTCTTATACTGACGGACCAGAAATCTTTAACATCTTCGTTAAAAATGGAGACACGACAATTTGTCATAGAATTTTTGATGGAAAATATTTTCCACCCAAAGTTCGTTATACCGTTGACGTACGACCATTTTTGAAAGACATTCTTAGAGAATTAACTGACATTTTTTCAGAACAAAGATTAAGTTATCAATATTTGGATTTTGATTTGAGTAAGTGAGTATTTAATAATACACAGGGGAGCATTACAAATATATGAACAAAAATTTCGATTACTTAGGGAACACTTTCCAGATTCAACTATTGAATCAGATTGTGGTAGATAAAGACTTTTCATCGTCTATTCTTGATGTCATCGAGTCAACATACTTTGATAACAAGTATTTCAAAATCCTTTTACAGATGATTAAGGAATACTATGTAAAGTATGAATCAACCCCTAACTTCGAAACTCTCGAACAAATTGTCAAGTCTGAAGTTTCTCAAGAATTAGTCGCTAAAATTGTTTTAGATACACTCAAACAAGTTAAAGACGCTCCATTCGAAGGAACACAGTTTGTCCAAGAAAAGGCTTTGAAATTCTGTAAACAACAAGAACTTCAGAAGGCTATGGATAAGGCTCAAAAAATCATCACTCAAGGTGATTTTGAATCTTATGATAAAGTGGAGGGGTTAGTTAGAGAGGCTTTACAGGTTGGTGAAATAGAGAAAGGTCAAACAGATATTTTCTCGGACTTGGAGACAGTATTAGATGAGGATTATAGACACCCAATACCTATGGGTATACCAGGTATTGATAAACTACTTAAGGGCGGTTTGGCTAAGGGTGAGATAGGTGTAATCCTTGCACCAACTGGTGTAGGTAAGACAACCATCTTGACCAAGATTGCAAATACTGCATTCAATTTGGGTTATAATGTTCTCCAAGTATTCTTTGAGGACAATCCAAAGATTGTTCAGAGGAAACACTTTACGATTTGGACAGGTATTCCACCTGATGAGTTGGCACATCATAAAGAAGAAGTTATGTCAAAAATTACTGAAGTACAAGAAACAATGAAAAATAAACTTGTATTAAAGAAATTGGCATCTGATACTATGACAATGAATCAACTTAAAAATCAGGTTAGAAAAATGATTGCAGATGGAAACAAAATTGATATGATTATGTTAGATTATATTGATTGTGTATTACCAGAATCATCTTCTAAGGATGAGTGGAAGGCGGAGGGTTCGGTAATGAGAGGATTTGAAGCGATGTGTCACGAACTTAACTTAGTTGGTTGGACTGCGACTCAAGGGAATAGAAGTTCCATTTCTTCAGAAGTAGTTACTACTGACCAAATGGGAGGGTCAATTAAGAAGGCTCAAGTTGGGCACGTTATTATTACGGTGGCAAAAACACTCCAACAAAAAGAAATGAATCTGGCAACAATAGCGATTACAAAATCACGTCTTGGGAAAGATGGGGTTGTATTCGAAAATTGTAAGTTCAACAATGAACTTCTTGAGATTGATACAGAAAGTTCAGTTACGTTCTTAGGATTCGAAGAACAACAAGAAGAGAAGAAGAGAGACAGAGTCAAAGAGTTGATGGAGAAAAGGAAACAAAAAGAAGAACAACAAAGACAACAATTATAAAACACACAATTATTATGGAAAAAATTTTAGTAGAGAATCCCAATAGATTCGTTATATTCCCCATTGAGCACAATGACATTTGGGAATTTTACAAACAACACCAAGCTGCTTTTTGGACGGCTGAAGAAGTAGATTTAACTAACGATATTAGAGATTGGAATAATCTAACAGAAAATGAACAATATTTTATTAAAAATATTTTATCATTTTTCGCGGCTTCTGATGGTATCGTTAATGAAAATCTTGCAGAAAACTTCGTGAAAGAAGTACAATATCCTGAAGCTAAATTTTTCTATGGATTTCAGTTGATGATGGAGAACATTCATAGTTTGATGTATTCATTATTGATTGACACATACATTTCAAATGAAAAAGAAAAACAACTTTGTTTCACTGCTTTGGATAACCTACCTGCAGTTCAAAAGAAAGCAAAGTGGGCGTTGGATTGGATTCAAAATTCAACCTTCCAAGAAAGACTTATTGCCTTTGCGGCGGTTGAAGGTATCTTCTTCTCAGGGTCTTTCTGTTCAATTTTTTGGTTGAAATCAAGAGGTATCATGCAAGGTTTGTGTAACGCAAACAGTTTGATTTTCAAAGATGAGAATCTTCACTGCGACTTTGCAATTCACTTGGTTAATAACCACTTGGAAAATAAACCATCAGAGAAAAGAATCAAAGAAATCTTATTATCTGCATTGGAGATTGAAAAAGAATTCATCACAGAATCATTACCTGTTTCACTTATTGGTATGAACTCCAATCTTATGAAACAATATTTAGAGTTCGTTACTGATGGATTGTTGGTTAAATTCGGATGTAAAAAAGAGTTTAATGTTGAACAACCATTCAAGTTTATGGAACAGATTGCAGTTGAAACGAAGGGTAACTTCTTTGAATCAAGAACAATGGAATACCAAAAAGCGAAACTAAACGAAGAGTTATCATTTGATTCTGATTTTTAATTTAATACTTTTATATCTATGATGTCATTAAAAATTAAAAAAAGAAATGGGGATGACGTTGCGTTCAATCCTCAAAAAATTTATAACAGAATTAAACGTGCTGCAAAAGGTTTGACTGTAAACTCTGATGAGATTTTCAT